TTAATCGTAACGAATTAGCAAATGCTCTTTCATCAATGGGCAGTGATTTGAATAAGCATCCAGAAACAAAAGACCATGTAGGTATCGATATTGGTATTAACCTCATGCTTATAGGATCACTGAATTCAACAACCGAGATGAAAAAGTTCATCGAGGGATTTAACTAAGGAAAAACAAATGACTCAGATAATTCTGAATATCGACAAGCTCAAACCATCACCTTTCAACGTGCGCTCCAAGCACACAAAGGAAGACATTGCGATGATGGCAAACAGCATCAAGAACCGAGGCATCATCAATGCCCCAAGCGTAGCGAAAAACGGAACGGGCTACGAGATCATCGCCGGCAACCTGCGAGTAGCAGGAGCCCGGGCAGCAGGTGTTACACAGCTCGAATGCGACGACGTTACCGGCTTGTCCGATGCTGAGCGTGTTGAACTGTCACTGTCGGAGAATGTAGATCGTCGTCGCATGAGTGTGGTGCAGGAATACATTGCTTTCGACAAGCTGTTCAAAGCAGGTCGCAGCGTCGAGGAGATAGCCAGTCGTTTCGACAAGACAGTTAAGCAGACACAGCAAGTTCTTGCCATCGGCTGTTTACCGAAAAAAATTCTGAACAGCGATGTTGGGGATCGCACCATCAGGTGTCTAGCCATCGCACCCAAGGCAGACGTTCGACGCTATATGAAATTAGCTGAGAAAGACAGGCCAAGAGACTGGGAGATCCAAGAGTGGTTGGCTGGCAACGATGGAATGTATCTGGCTAAGCACGCGCTGTTCAATCTTGGGCTGTACAAAGGTGGATCATTTGTTGATCTGTTTACCGAGGATGATGAGGTATGGCTAACCGATGGCGCTCAGTTTTGTGATCTACAAACAGAAGCAGTTTGTGCCAAACTTGGAGAGTTCAGAAATAAAGATTGGACAGTTGAACGTCTTGAATACTGGCAGGATTGGGCATACAAACGCACCGCTAAAAAGAAAGGTGGCAAAGTATTCTGGACAAAAGATGATAAGACAGGAGCACATGCCTTCTACGTCGGATACGCTCGCATCTCGCGAGCTGGATCCGCTCCGAAGCCTAAGAAGACTGACGAAAAAAAAGACAAGCCAGACATCTCAAAAGAGTTCACTGCTTTCATGGCTGAAACACGACACGATGCAGTGTGTGCTGAGATGATCGACGATACTCGCAGTGGCCTGGTTGCAACGCTAATTGTATTACTCAAGAACTGTGACAACGTATCGCTTCGCAATCAAGGAACGAGAGTGAAGAACAAAGCGTGTCTTGAATCCATCAACAACAGTACTAATTCACGCGAAGTAAAAGGCGAGTTCGATACCATGATGGCAGAACTTGGCATCAGTAAAATTAACAATTGGGATATCAATATTACCAAGCTCGGGCCAAAGCTCATAGAATACACCGAGAAATCATTGCAACGCTGGATCATTGCAGTGATTGCTCGCAACTGGACACTGAATGGTAATGGTAAAGACAGCGATGCAATCGGTAAAGCTGTTGGCTTAACAGGTGTACGTGTTTGGGAAGCTGACGATGCATTCTGGAATGGTATTAACAATCGAAAGACATTGCTTGCAATTGCAGCAGAGAACAAGATCACACTACCAGCTAAGTCAACAATGAAAGTGCTTCGTGGTCTTCTGAAAAGCAAGGTGCCGACTACATGGCGGCCGAGCTGGTTGAGTTTCTAATCTTTACAGAGTCGATCGTCTGGTCTGAACTCACACAACTCATCAATCAAGTCAGCTAATTCTTCTGTCAAGTATCTATCATCAGGATCAAGTGCAAGGGCAGAGGTTACATCTCGAATATCTTTCTTCAAATCTCGGACGTACTCTCTGTCGTCGGCCATTTGCTGTTGCTCAATATATCTTTCAAAATCTTCAGCGGCAACATGCAACTTATCCAAAGCTAATGCGCCGCCGCCAATAGATCCAATGGCAACAACAGATGCGGCGATCTGTGTCAAAGAGATCACTTTGACTTGCCTTGAATCTTCTCAACAGTACGCATAGTACCGAGCAGACCAAGCATACCAAGCGTAAGCTGCATGATTACTGACTCTGGTAATTCAGGTCCAGGTTTGTCAGTGAACCACTGGATTAAAGGGTTGATAAGAACCATGAACAGAACACCACTGCCACAGACCCAACCAATAAAGGGCCGCCAGTTAGCTTGAAACCAGAAGCGGCTTTGTGCATCCAGTTTGTTCAGCTCTACCTGTGCCATGTGTGGCTGTTGACTCAATCGTTCAAAGACTTCTTTGTGAGTAAGCTTTTCATCTTTCGATGTGAATAGATTATCAAGCACATTGCCAACGGCTGTTACTCCATCAACTGCTGCGCTTGCATTTCCACCAAAAATTTTTGATAAGAGTCCCATTAGATTGCATCCTCTATAATTAACTCTGCTTCCTCATCGTCAAGATAAGACATAAGTGCTTTCATTGCATTACGTGAGTGCGTAACCATCTGACCGTGCCGGCCCTTGCCCGGTGCTATGCAACCGACAACATCATGATGTGTATTACCAGCATGGATTAGCACATGATAACGACCGATTCCATTGGGTCTATCAAGTTCTTCGTAGTACACACCGAGGCCGGGATTGGCGAGCGCAACTACCTTATCGCCGTTGGGTCGCACATGGTAGATGAGATCGTATCGCCCTGCGGGAACACAGGAGTTGAACGGCTCGCCACCCGGCGCAGTCGGACGCCACTCTTGCTCAACTGTATGAAGCACATTAGAACCGATAGTAAGTCGGCCCATCGTTTCAACATCAGTAGGTTTTTCTCTTTCCAGTCGTAGTCTTTTCATTACAAAGATGTTTCCAGATATCTGTTGTCTTGCCGAGTAGTGTTTCATGTTGTGCACTAAGTCGGCCTTCCACACTATCAATCTTTTCATGTAAGCGAAGATGAGCAGCTTCATTTAACTCGACAAAATTATCAATTTTTTTATCTTGACGCGATTCAATCTTCCACCAAATACCAAAGAGAAATGTAGCAACAGCACCCATCGCACCGAAGATCCACTTCAACAAAGAAAGACTAGCTTGTACTACTTCCAGTTCAGTCATCGTGGTTCGCTTGTATTGACTGCAAGATTACCCCACTCAATATACAAGTTCGCTGAGTTTGCATCTTGAGGATAGATATCAATACCAACTGACACAGTACAATTACCATTGGTGTAATCAATATCTTGTGCAATATCCATAAAGCTAAAGGGAATAGCAGACGTGCCAGTTATTCGAACTGGATAAGAAGGGTTGAGTACTTTGGTTATCTGTGAATAACAATCAACTTGATACCGATAACGCACATGGAATAAAGCTGCGGCGGAATCTCGGTTTTGCAGGAAACCAAAAACCTGAGTCAATAGATCGAAGAACTTAGTTGTATCATTACCTTCAATCACAATGTTGGAAGCAGAGAAGATAGTATTCCATTGCAATGCAGCACCAACAGCAAACACTACATCGGTATCAGCTAACCAGTTCGGGCCATTGGCGTCGACCTGGCGATTAGTAGCAGCACAGTCATTGCCGGCACTCTCAGCCAAATCACATAGCTTCCGACCGGAAGCATCCCACCCCGTAGAATCCAGTGCGCTATCAGGCAAGCTAATGTACTTTTCTTTCTGCGCCTCGAGCTCTTGCATGATAGCAATGTGCCGAGACAGTTCATTGTTCAACAGGTAGATTGCGAATGGGCCGGTGCTTGGGTAGTTTGTCAATCGTTCGATGATAGTGTTGCGATAGATTTTCAGTGTGTGGTTAGCAAGTGCCACATTCAGCGTGATCTCTGCACCACTCCAACCCACACCTTCCTGTCCTGCTGGCACTGTTAGATCAGTGAAAGTCCAGTCAGTTGTGATAATTAACTCAACTTCAATATCGGTTGCATCATCACGCGCAACCACCTTGATATCCTGCTGCTCAAAGAACGAGAAAGGAACAATGAACGGACCAGCACTTGATGTACTGATCGTGTATTCAACTTCGTTTGCTTCGTTAGGTACGGTTACTTCACTCATGACTAGTCCTCTAAAAAGTCAGTAGTAGCACGCTGCATTCTATTAACGTATTCATTCCACCAAATGAGATTATTGTATGGAATCATATAACGCAATGCGCGAGTACGATTTGCAGTATCCGCATCATCAGATGAAATGGCATACAAAGCAGTAAGCAATTGATTAGGTACAGCACCAGCAGTACCAAGACGATTAGCCCAATTTGGATCACGCTCGCGTATGTCCATACCAACAGCAGGCCGTAATCCAATAGCACCAGCACTTGCGCGTTCAATTGTGTCATTCATATCAAGAATGATACCTGTTACACCAGACAATTCGACTGCACGAAGAACAGCTTCTTCAATAGGAAGATCGATATAATCTGGTCGTTTCCATGCATCAACCATCATGGCAATAGTAATCATTGAAGCAAGACCAGAATATTTATGTGCGCTATTTGTTTGTAATCCAGCAGACATAATTCGATGTGTTGCACCAATGCTAAAGCCTCGGTACTGACCAATTACTTTCCACCATTCTGATTTGAGTAAACCTTTTGGTTTATCAGCCGCGCCTGGTGTTGGCACCATGCGATTAATTTCAGTATTCAATGCTGAACGAAATAATAACTGAAGCTCTTGGCTTCTCCATTCAGCAGTATTAGCAATAAACATATTGTCATGCTTGAGTGATCCAGAATTTTCCCACTCTTTTAGCATTGCTAGAGCATTCGTTTTGTTAATACCAATACGATTCATGACTTTCAAATCTTCAGCTTTAATCGTTCCATCCCTAAAGGCATGTGCATTCTGAATGATTTTTGATTGCAACATAGAACCAGAAACCTTACGCATCATGTCAGTCCACGGAGACATTAAATTGTGTAAGAAGAATCGTTGTCCTGCATTCTGAGCAAAGCGTTCAAACTTATTAAAAGCGCTGCCTGTTCGTGGAGCTGATCCACCAAGCTCTGTCAACTGATGAAAGCGTTGCGCCATAACAACCTCAATTGCACTACCAGCCAACTGAACTTCATCTTCCATCATCTTGATTGAGCCATCAGTTAATGATCGACGCCAATGTTTGACAAGCTGACGAAAGGTATTTGTAAATCCTTGGCTTACTACTGTATTGCCTGCATCACCAAACGCCATTAGCGTTGAACGACCCATTGCAGAAATTAAATTTAAGTTACGAAGTAACCGAAGTATGCGGCCAGTTATTGCTTCTGGATTATCTGGTATGCCATAAATGCCTTGAACGATATCTCGAAGATCCTGGCTTGCAGTTAGTGTTCGTTCTGCTTCTTTGTTTAACATCTCAGATGTTTTGATATCGCCATTCTTTTCTGCATCTATAGCTGCACGTTTAATCGATGCATAGATTTCACCAATTTCTTTAGAGGCTCGAGCATCACCAAAGATTCTTGAAGTTTCAATGAGTGGAGCTATACGCATGGCATAGTGTTGGCCCCATGCAGTAACACTACGTTCGATTACTCCCATCTCATGAAGCACAGCATCATCGAGATCAAGACGCCGACCAATCAAAGCAGATGATCCGCCTGTAGTAGATTCACCATCTTTTATACGTTTGAGTTTTTGTTCAATCTCTTTCAGACGTAAAGCAATTTCTTTTTTCTCCTGTCTTGTTCCGGTTTGCATTTTTTCTGTCAAAACATCTTGGCGTTTGTATAGCCAATCTGCTTTATCAGTACTAGTAACAATAAATTCGCCATCACCGCCATGCTCTGCTTCTTTAAGGATCGATGCGTATGCTTCATCGACTCGAGCTGCAATTGCATCGGGATCTGTAAGATCAACAACAACTGTTTCATCATCAATGCGAATTGTTACTTTGCCCTCATGGGGATCTGCGGTAAATGCTTTATTCAAATAGGTTTTAAGCTCTACCTCTTTGGCTATTACATCATCCTTACGCCAGATCCTATGTATCCAACCAGTTCCCCCAATCTCGCCGGAACCTGCATTGTTATACGCTTCAAGTTTATCTCCAAGGTGACTGATTTCTAAATCTAATTCATTAACGAAAGGGTCAGCTTTATCGCCGCCTAATTCCTTAATGATCTTTTCTTGTTGCGCTTTTAGCTGTTCGATTTTTCTTGTGATTGTTTGCTGCGTAGCAAAGATGCCTTCTTTCCTTGCTGCATCTCCAATTTCTTCTAACCATTTGATGTAATGGCTAGCTGCTTCAGCCACTAATGGTTCACGATGTTCACCCTTCTGTAAGATTGCAAGAGTTATTTCGTTGTCCCAATCTGCCAAAGACATTTTGTTGTCCGGTGTTCCTGGTTTTTCATCAAGACCTAGTTTCGTGCGAACCCTATTCAATACACCATTTACACGCTGCCCTTGGTCTACAGTGTAATGAGAAAAACCACCAGTGTTTTTACCAAGTCCTAAGTACTCTTGATAAAATTGATTTGCTAATTTTTTTGCACTGACAAAACCAGCGAAGTGAACAGGCGATGACGATTCAACCGAACGACCAGCAGAAAATCCAACCTTATGTGCTTCTGTATTAAGGCCAGGAGTTGACGCCATACGTAAAGCATAAAGTTGCATGCGTCTACCTACTTCTGGCAATGCTTCGCTAACAGGACTTTTCATTAATTGCCAAAAAGGAAATTGATCTGTGTTCGCAAGAATCTTATTATAACCAGTCGGCAACAAATCCCAATTCTTGGCGACTTCTGCATCAAGCATCAATGCCATCTTAGTATTAGTGTCAATCAACTGACCTTCAAAAATACGCTTCTCACCTTCTGCAAATTGCAAATCTTTTTCTGCTTCAACGATTCGCTCTTTCTGTTTTGTGCGACGACCACCATTATTATTATCCATTCCGTCAAGCTGTGATCGTAAATGACCAAGACGTTTTCTAATTCGTGATATCTTTTTATCAGCACCCTTAGATGCTTCAGTATATTCATCCCAATCTTGCTTTAGAGATTTGGGTATTTTCTTGGCCTGATCTATTAGTTGCGGCAATACTTCAAAGATTGGTTTAGTATCAACCCACTGTTTCTCACCGTCGGTTCGCTCCTTGAGAATAGCATCTTTGTTTCTTTTGATATTGAATCCTTCACCTTCAAGTTTTTTCCAAACTCCTGCCGCACTTTCTGTAACAGCTCTATCAGATACAACTTTTAATTTATTTTTTTCAGCGTGTTTGATTAATGCTTTGTATGCAGCAGTACCAATTCCTTTTCCCTGCATAGCTTCTGGTAATCGTGACTCAACAATAGATATCGTATTGCTCCCTCTTTCTCGTTCCGCAAGGATTACAATTTCATCATCAAATTTCACTACAAAATCGTCAATAACTTTTGTAGCGAAACGACCTGGCGATGTTGGATCTGGTTGAATTCTAGGTTCACTTTGTTTTTCAACAGATACCCGTTCAGTCCATTGATCAGATTTGTTACCACCCATATTGTCTGTTGATCGAAGTCTGTCATGAATGCGACGAAATGCACCTTTACCAGCAAAACGAATCCAGTTGAACATACCTGTTTCAGCACGAATTGGTTGCTTCAAAGGAACAAGAATATCTAAAGCATCCGATACAGTAGTCTTTCCAATCGGACCCTTATACTTACCAGCCAATCCACCAATCAAACCAGTGAATAACATTGACCCCATTGTTGAATACAAAACCTCTATGGGTTCAGCAGTCGGATCAATATCAACTCGTAATGTTTCAGTTCCCGCAACTAATGGGGCATTGATAGCAGCAGCACGACGAGCACCAGCTAAGAATCCTTTACCAAGAACCAAAGGAACAGGAATCAAATTGATTGGATCAAGGAGCCCTGCTCCAAAGAAATGTGTTACTGGATAATCTTCTACTGCATGACGAAGATCGTTATTGATAATAATCTGGTACTTCTTAGCTAAAAATTCTTTATGTGAATACACATCTTCTAATTCATCAAGGTAAGGCCACATACCTGAAAGGTCTTCATCGCGAAAAACATTGTAATCCTGGTCAACACGATTAAGTACTGGACCAGTAATGCCGGCTTCTTGACGAGCTCGATGTCCAACACCTAACTGACCCCACCAAGTAGATAAAGCAACAGCATCGCCGGCTGCTTCCATAATAGTATTTGTATCTTGTGGCAGGCGATGAAGTTGACGCGAGCCCTGATATTGCAACGGGGGTTTTAACGCAGCAAGTGGTATGCGATCAGTCATGGTCGAATAGGTCGTTCAAAAGGAATAAAGGGTTGACTTGCTTTCTGTGCTTTTCTTATTTCAGTTTCCGCTTCTTTCGTTGATCTAATTATTTCTTTGTAAGCAATTACTGAATCTTGTGGATAGAAATATACTGGTTCACCATCCCATTTAAGATTAGTTGTAATCCGAACCGGGTCTCTATCTGTTGTGATATACATTTCAAATGCAGGTTCTTGTGCAAGTATTGATTCGCCAGCAGAATAAACAACATGAACATTTTTGCCTGCATGTAAAGGAACTGAAGAATCAATCTTGTTAAGATCATTCTGCAGGGCAGGAGTAATTGCATCATTCACAATTCCTGATGCTGTTGCTGGATGATTTGTCGCCCACTTCTCGGCCCAATAAGTAGGCGGATACTCAGAAATACCTGCACTCGGTTGCTGTGATAAGAGCCCACCAAGAGCTGTACCAGAAAAAAAGTCGGGACCATGCATTCCAAACCCCCGAGCTTTATCAGCGTTCATCCCAAGAGGATCACGACGCCAACGCGAATCCGGAGAAGTAAGTAATTCCTCAACAATACTTTCGCCCACCGCTTTAAGTTGTTTGCTACTAGGATCAATACCAAGCAAGTGAGCTTGACCAGGAATCTTATCAATTGTTTCTTGTATCAAAGCAGATGGAATGGCTGCACCTTGCCATTTATTCCACGGATCATTTGCACTTGCTAAAGAACTACGAATTGATTCTTCAATCAGTGCTTGATTTTCTTTATTCAATACTCTGACCGGATCAAACAATTGATTCTTACTGGCACGTTCAACAACATCACGAAGAACATTACTATCTGTCATTTGCGACGGCATCATATGATCTTGCATAAATGCTAGAGCTGTAAAGTTTGTATCTCCTAGTGCAGTTTTTAGTTTACTTCGGACATTTGGCGTATCACGCATAGCATCAAAGAATGACAACATTCTCATTACTTCATTGCTACCACCTTGTTCAATGTTACCTAATGTTGCATCGAAATAATTGATTGCACTTAATGGGATCAAGCCAAGCATTTGCATATCGGTACGAATAAATTCGTTGATTTGATTTGCTGGTGTACCGCCTTGGTCTTCACTATGCCAACGCAATGTAGGTGCCATATTTTCATAGACACGATCTGCAAGACGCGCGCCTGCAATTGTTTGTGGCAATGCAAATACACCTATTTGTGCTGGTAATGATTTATTAAAATCATCTTGAACTTCAATCGGTAACAATTCAAAACGATCAACACCTTTTTCTTTTGCGTATCTATCTTGAGATGCAAACGTGCGCTCTACCATATCCTCAGCTTGAGCGAGATAATTCAATTCGTATTCGGTTGGCTTTGCACCGATCGGGAATGCTGTCTGCAACTCTGCTCGTATCCTGGCTTTTAATGCTTCATTGTCAGTGTCATTGGCTTGAAAGAACCAGTCCAATAACCAGTCACGATCTACACGTTCACCAACAAACTCCGCTTTGACAGCTTTTTGCATAAACGCTGCAAGAAAATTATCAAACTGTCGCTGGTGTCGTGCATCTTCAGTATTGAGAAAATTAGCTTTCCGCGCTTTGATTGCTTTTATACCATTAGCTGCAACTATTGCTCGCTTCTCTGGACTTGGTATAGCTTCAACCGCGTCGATCATTTTTATTTCGCCATTCTTAAATCCCTTAACTTTATCTTTGCCATCAGCAAAATTTTGTAATTGTTCAATGGCCTCACCCATTACAACCTCATCATTTGGCAAGCGAGTAATGTTACCCATGATGTAGCTGCTTATTAAATTGTCATTAAGTGCTTGGTTACGTGCTGTTACAAAAGCATCACCCCAAAAGTTTGGCCCCTGACCTTGTAAAAGATTTGTTTCCATTTGTATGATGTTTTGTAAGACAGCATCATCATCACCACCAAGGGCATACGACATAACATCGTCTTCGATATTATCAATCGTAAGAAGCTGTATATTGCGTGAATCATCCCACTCTTTCTCAGCTAGAGCACGTGAGATGCGGTTGTGAATTTCAACCATTGCTGTTTGTGCAGTAATATTTACATCAGGCTTAAGTATGTCTGGTGCTAAGTCCGTTACTTTTTGAACATAAGCTTCTGCTACTTTCTGGAATCCAGATGGATCAAGAATGTGTTGATTAGCAATTTCATTCAAACGACTACCTGTATCAAGTTTGATTTGTTGAATGTATCTCTGACCAACCATGTTAGTAAAAGCGCGGTCATAAAGACTCGGTGCTAACTGTCCATTTTCACCAATAGGTAATGTTGGAGCAGTTAGATTTCCATCACTATCACGCTCAAAGTTCAAAGCTGCAGCAGCTATCTGTGCTTCCTGGGTGCGCTTGTCAGCTTGTTTTTCAAATGCTTGGGTCGCCAGCGATGTTGCTGTTTTTACAATGGCAGGGCCGGCGCTTTCAGCGCGCGGCAGATTAATCTGAGCAGTGCGTATTCCAACTTGTCTACGGAGTCTAGCCATTACGCTTCCTCAGTTTTCTTGAGCAATGCGCCCTGATTAATTGTTGATGTAGCTGTGCCAATCACCTGCAGAATACCGCTGGTTAGAGTGGCACGGCTATTGCGTTGTAGTACACCAATGCGTGCTGAGATACCCGAGCGAACATTAGCTCTATTGAAATTGATATTATCAATGTCCTTGAAGCCTACTTGAAAATTCCAAATGCGAGCCGCCAATAGCGACGGTGAAGCCCATGCCTCGATGCCGCCGGCGTTAGCTAAGATCTCATCGTTCGCTTCACGCAAAGCGATCAAGCGTTCGTTTTCTTCATCAAGCGCAGCGAGCTCATTCGAGCGAAGTTCTTCTTTAAGAACTCGCTCTCGCTCGTCGTTCGTATTCTTTGTGTCAACAACTGATACGGCAGTACCCGCCGCGGCTGTTGCCATCAACCAATAAAAACTAGCTCCTCCGTCCATTAGTATTCAACCTCCGCACCCAACGAAAGAACCTCACACGGTAATGGAATCCGGTTTTCAATCAATACTGTTGGTCGTTCACTGTAGCCAAGTAAGTAGAATTTCCGAAGTCCGGTAATTGGATCTGGTTTTTTCGATAAATCATTTTGACCCAAGAAGGTAGTTATAGAGTGGCCGTTCAATTGAATCGCCATTGTCGACGCCATGTAAACATCAGCCGATACGATTCGTTTTGGCATACCACCTGTTACACCGTTCTGGTCTTTTATCTCGATAGGCATTGGTTCAAGTGTCTGTATGAATCCAAGACCAATGGTGATGTTAAAAACTTCTACTTGGCCTAGATCAACTATTCCGCTTGCCATGACATATTCGCCAAGATAGAAATCAGTATTATGAAACGTGCCAACAAAAGGCACAAAAGTCATTTCTTCTCCTGACACAGCTTGAACAGTAATGCCATTGTACTTCGATCCGCTAAAGTCCCAAATGCTGCGCGCGGCATCAATACCTAAATCGTAATCTTGCCATGCACCATCGAGAGTGACATCAAGCTCGAAGCGTTCAAGAGCAAGCTCCGTTCCCGAATCTGTGGCTCGCTCAACTAACGCATATAATTTATCTTGAACTACCGTAAGAGATTTGTAGTTGCCCTGAGTTTCCCATGTACCCCATGTACGAATCGATTCAGCTCTTGCGGCGTGGTACCACACAATTGAACCATCACCATTGACAAAGAAAGCTATCTGTTCCGGACGATCATATCCCCCATATAAAACTTCAACATCCTTCACATCGTTTATATGTTCTTCAGCGATTAGAGAAATAGGATCAGATGAATAACCCTTTTGAGCATCCTGCCAAATAAATTCACGAATAGCAGAACCCTGTGCTTGCACGAAAATAGTTGATTCATCAAATACTTTTGGCCCAACCTGGCCAACAGCAGCATTAGTGAAAGGTGGTACTACTGTTCTCCCTGCACCACTCTTTGTGCCGTACCGTGTTTGTGGCAGAAGATCAAAAGTCAGTGGTTCTAATGGGCGATCCTCAGACTGAGGCGCATAAAATTCAGCAGCATCGGTAAATATCTGCAAGTGTCGACCGCTAACAATATCAAGAACATTGTTGATTTGCTTACCAGCGATAGCCGCCTGGATAGAATCGGCAGGAAACGCATCGCCAGCGTCAAAGTTAAAAAACGCAGCGACCCTCGATCCGAAGATATGGGCTGGAAGTGAGGAACTACCTCCGAACCAAAGGCGCTGCGAGTGGAACTCAACGATACCCGGCCAGCCACGCTTGACTGAAAATGCTTCTTCGTCCCAATCTGCGGAAGCTGGTGGGTTTGTGTTTGAGAATGAAAGTATCTTGGCGATGTTGCCACCGTCTAACCCCTCAACTTCCTCAGTAGTCAGAGCAGCAAACTTGCCAGCGATCATGGCAACAGCAATGCTTGTATCGTTTGTTTCGGTAACTTCTGCCTTCACACCAGAATCGCGACCGACAATAATTTCACCAACACGAAAATCATGTGGATTTGATACTGACGCATTAAAAGATAAGACAGCGCCCTGGTCGAGTTCTTCTTTAATCACGCCAGTTGCATTGTTGTCGTTGACAATAGCAGTAATTAGTATTTGCTTGCCACGATAACGAACGATCGTATTATTGTTGCTGGTTGTCCACGTAGCACCAACGAGCTCGAGATTTACAATACCGTCACGCGAATATCCATTTGGACGCATGGTACTTTGCGGAGCTTCAAACTTGATAAACGGCATAAGTTTTGGGAAACCGTTTGCCGAGATTGAAGTTTCAAATACATATTCGCTAAGTACAAAAGTAGATGAACTTGTTCGTGTAACCAATAGCGTCCTGTGCAAAGGGTGAGCAAGAAACATCACATCACCCTTTTGCGTAATCGACATCTCGTATATTTCATGCGCTAAGAAAGAGATTGGAAGGTCTACCGTAGCAACAAGCTCCCCGGTAACGGGGTTGTAAATATGAATGTTGTTGTTATCAATATGCACCCCCCCCGTTTGGTAACGGAAAACAAATATATAAGTTTGGCTCTCTGAGAAAATGAAACTCTCAATACGCAAAGCATTATCAACAAAAGCCAGATGCAAAGAGCCGGGTCGACGTCGCATACCGCCTGTTACTTTCGGCCACCAGTTAGTGAGTTGTTTGCAACCGCTTTCATACTGAGCCAGATCGACCCGGCCAAGCATCCCCTCAGACAACAACCCACCTGAGAAGTTGGTTTGATAGTTGCGAAACTTTGGCATTAGCGATCACGCCAGAACTTGTCGATCCTGCCGCCTCGAGCTCGCTTGAGTCGCTTGAGGTTTACCTTCTTGTTTGTCTGTGCCTGTGCATCCTCGGTTTTTGCTCGTCGCCAGTGTTCGTCAGCGAGTCCTTTCATGCTTGCTGCAATATCATCCTTACGAGCGATTGAGAACGAAAGCATTGTTGCCAGCCGGTAAACAACCAGCAGGCGGAAATATGGATTCCACAATGACTCATCAGCACGGAACCGATATTTCAAAATGACGGTATCGTTTGCTGTATCTCTGGTATGAATCTGGCTTTGATGCCGATCATAATTAACCGGCGTATCGTCAATGAATACAGTATCGACTGCTAACACATCGGATGGCATTTGGTGAGCTACATTGAAAGCAGCGTTATCTGGGACTACTGCTAATGGGGAACCGAGATCGATTGTCTTGGTAGCAAAGCGCCACTTATAAAGTGACAGCTCAGACTCAGCAATTACCTCGTACCACTTGTCGCAAAAAATAGATTCGGCGCTTCCCTGCTGCATACTTGTGATGACATTAACGCCAGCACCAAGGCAAGCAAGGTTTGAATTTTCAATCCGTTGTTTCTCAGCCATAAGCAAATGGGGCCGAGGCTAGTAACCAACTAACCCCGGCCCACACCCCTTGTTCCAGTTGTGGTTACGTGCCGTTGACTACTGTTACCGTGCTTGCACCATCAGCAGAAGACACCAACACTACGTCAATCGTAGGGACGTTGGTATCAACCATTATGATGATGTCACCATTGCGAACCAATTCGGCCACCGGATCAAAATATCCAGAGGTCACCATAGTTGCAACAGTGTCAGTCACAGACTTGTAAAGCCACAGGGTTACAGTTCCGCCTTGGATACGATTCATATCCTTTAGCTCGAAACCAGCACAGGGCAAAAACCGGAGAGCAAATTTTATGAGAAAGTTTTTCATAATTTAAGTCTCCGTTGACAGAATACGAATTCCGCCAAGATTATCGATAAGGACAGCCTGCATTGACATCGAACCGACTGCCAAATGAGATTGTTCCTTACCTTGCCAGGTGAAGTCCATTTGCACATCCTGTCCCGAAGCATGGCCAACAGCCGACTTGTGGAAAGCGACATTTTGACGCACACCAGCCGGAGCAGCGATACCCGAAAACGAGAAGATGTGAAACGAGAACCAATTCTTCGCACTAAATCCAACCCTCGGGAAAGGAAGGTCGGACTCTGGCACATAGTCCAGAGATGCAAAGGGCGCGAGACCCATAAGGTCAGTCCAGCCTTGCGGAGCAATTGGTAGGAATCGCTGACCATCATCAGGAACATCACCGTTACCTAAGAACTCAAACGCTTCCTCGATTTTTGGCTGTGTAACAACGCCAGTATCGGTGGTTGCATTCGAGAAGGTATCAGTAATGGTCATAATGTCTTGGTCGGAAGCACGACCCAGGGCGCCGGCAATGCTTGTAGTTACAGCACTGCGCTCGTCATGTTCAATCTTGAGCTCGTCCAGCTTGTCAATGAACTCACCACCATAGCGATCAAGCAGCGTGACTTCGACATTTGTATGAACGAGATTTAGGATCGGAACCTGACCGCCTCGGGTCTTGGTGCCTGCGATACCCTTACCAATCTTCTGAAAGGTCGTGGACTTGCCGACGACATTCGTCTTCCGCCTTACAGTGTTGAGCAGTTTGGAACCTAAGCGTTGATACGCAAGGTGAACCTCTGACTCAAACTGTTTGGTGAAGGCGATGTCAATCGAGTTATCTTGGTTCATCGGGAAGATGAGGCCAAGAAAGAAACGCAGCAAGTACATTTGTTTCTCCAAGTAGATTGAGGGATTACCGTTTCAGGTTATCTCTACTTGCAGCCTTGATCGGTTGTGCCGGTAATAATCCGGGCCGAGGCTGTTGGTAGCGGCCTTCGACCCGAATAATATGCCTGTTTACTGACCTTTGTAAAGTCTTGCATACCCGTCTTGGACAGTCTTGATGAAAGCCGGGTCTTTCTCCTGCCAATATCGCTTGTCATTTTGCATTGTGCGCAATTCAGCCAGCGTCATCGACTTGCCTCCGCCGTCACCCTCAAAATCGCTTGGTCCTGATGCTTTCATAAGAACTTCCAATGCTTCTACCTGTTGAGCGGAGCTCAGAAGCGGGTTAATTGCTGCAAATTGCTCATCTGAAAGCGAGGTTTCAAGCCAGTTGTGAACCCGTAACATACGATCTTTGCCGTAATCACCGAGTTTTTCAATTTCTGCAGTTACATCGGGCATATTGGCAAGTTCAATCTTGACGTAATCATTAATAAATCCGTCAACTTTCTCTTGTGGCCAGCCTTCCTCTTTAGCCAGTCCAAAAAACCAGCCGACTAAAGGATCTTCTGCGGTCAGATCGAGCTCTACGCCTTCTGGAATTGGCAGGTCTTTGGCTAGATTAACCTCGTAGTTTTCCGGGGCGCTTGCGCGCATTTCCTCTACGATCTCAGTCTTGAGTTCATCGGTCTTGGTACGCAACTTACCCTCGAGCTCGTTGTAGGCTTTTAGTGCGACCTCTGCGCGAGGTGCTTTAGTATCAGGATTCCAGAATTTTTCCTGACACCAATCAGGTCGGCCTTCAGGATCGGACCCGCCAAGTGGAGCAGGATCAGGTGCAGGATCAGGTGCAGGATCGGGTACTGGATTGGGTACTGGATCAGGCGCTTCCATTGGCAAAAAATAACTCAGTGCATCGCGTAAATGGTTCATGGTTTCTTGTCCTCACCGTCTTGGATTCGTGTGGAAATAACGCCCATCAGCCAACGGGCGCCTTCTTGATATGAATAGGTGTTCTCCGGTTCCCCCGGCCCTATCACTCGATTGGTCGTAATGGATTTGAGATAGTCGAGCGCCTTCTGTCCGGCAGCACCACGAAAGATAATCGCAAAGCACTCGTTCAGATTATGCTCAATTTTAGGTGGACGTCGTAACCCATCAGGGCCAACGTACTGCTTTGGTTTTGATCGCTTTGTTTTCTTTGCTGGTCTTACATCCTTACCGATATCATC